GCAAGGACAGGCATTAAACGCTGAAGCAATTAATAACTTAGGGAATCAGTCTTTAAGAGCTTATGTAATGAATTCAGACATACAAAACAATAATCAAAGAAACGCATATTTGCAGCGAAATGCAAGATTAGGATAATATGGAAACATTACCACTTTTTAAACTGACAATAAAAGAAGACGAAAACTCAATTCAGGAAGTTAACGCAGTTGCATTAGTTGATATACCGGCAATAGGTGAAAACTTCTTTGCTTTTGAAAAACAATTATTTGTTGAGCCGAAAGCAGGCGAATCAGAAGATGAGTTTATACCACGCTGCATTTCGTATATGGTAGGTGAAGGAAAAGAACAGGATCAGGCTGCTGCGATATGTTACAGCAAATGGGAGAACAAAGATCAGAACTTTCAGGAATCATACACCGACTATCCTAAACAGGCAAGCGAAAATGCAAAGGTTGCTTTGCGATGGGCGGAAGAAAACGGGTGGGGTGAATGTGGCACGCCTGTCGGCAAAGCAAGGGCGAATCAACTTGCAAAAGGTGAGCCGATTACACGTGAAACTATTGCACGCATGGCAGCATTTGAAAGGCACAGGCAAAACAGTCAAAAGGAATTAGGGGACGGTTGCGGTAGGCTTATGTGGTTAGCGTGGGGCGGTGATGCCGGTATAGAATGGGCGCAAAGGAAACTTGAGCAGATAGATCGCCAAAAGATGCATGCTTTTTCTGTAGTCAATAATGAAGAACGTATTGTAGTTGGTCCTGCAATGATCCCGGATATGCCAATATATCGCAAAGATCAAACAGGCGAATATTATGTTTTTTTTGACAAAAAGACTATTGAAACAATCGCTTTAAAATTTTATGCAAAAGGGTTTCAGCAAAGCGCAAACGAAATGCATACAAAGCCTGTTGAAGGGATCACTTTCTTTATGTCTTGGATAGCAGATGAAAGTAAAGGCATTCCGAAAATGAAACAATTTGAAGACCTACCAGATGGCACATGGTTTTTAGGTGCAAAGGTTATGAATGATGAAACTTGGTCTAAGGTTAAAGATGGCACGTTTAAAGGCTTCAGCGTTGAAGGTATGTTCGATATGACGGAGGTAAAGATGCGAATGAAAGAAGAAGAGATCATTGAAAAGTTAAGAGATTTACTAAGAGATTTTTAATTTGGTTTTTGTGTTTGATTTAGGTTTACAACTCCCCTGCCTGTTTTTACGGGTGGGGTTTGTTTTTAGTATTTATTGATATGAAAATCCTAACACTTACACAAAAATTTAGCGGCTGCGGCTATCACAGATTGATGCTTCCTATTTCGTTAATGGAAAAGCAATACGGCAGAATTACCGATTCAATGACGGAAGATCAATGGGAGGAACACAACTACGATATTGTTTTTATTAATCGCATTTGGGAACCTGAAAACCTAATTGAAAGGCGAAAGCAGAAAGGGTTTAAATTAGTTGTGGATGTGGATGACTATTGGATTTTGTCTCATGATCATTTGATGTATGAAGGTTACAACGCTTCAAATTTTGCAGGCAAGTTAATACATCACATGAGGGAGGCTGATTTAGTTACTTGCACACACGAAAGGTTAGCAGATGCTATTTATCCGCACAATAAGAATGTTGAAATATTACCGAATGCCATACCTTATGGGCAGGCACAATTCAATGGCGAAAGGGTTGTAACAGATTCGATAAAATTATTTTGGGCAGGTGGCATTACACACGAACAGGATTTAAAGTTATTACAGGCGCCGTTAAAAAAGCTATCCGGTAACATCCAAATGGTGATGGGTGGCTTTGCGGATTCAAACGATACGGAGCGTTATTACTGGCATCGTATGGCTAATTACTTTACGGCGGATCAATCTTTGCCGCATATATTAATTCGTGGCATGGATGTGTTTAATTACTACGAAATGTTCAAACATTCGGACATTATGTTAGTACCGTTGGTGAAAAATAATTTTAACGGATTTAAGTCAAATATTAAACTTTTGGAGGCGGCTGGTAAGGCTATCCCTGTCATTGTTTCTCATGTCGATCCTTACATAGGTTTTCCTGAAGATGTCGTTAAATATGTCAAAAAAAGTAGCGACTGGATGAAATATGTTAACGAATTAGTGAACGATAAAGATATGCGCGATGAACTTGGAATTTTACTTCATACATACTGCGCTAAGTACTTCAATTTCAATGAGATAAACGAAAAAAGAAAAGCTGCTTTTTTAAAGTTATTGAGTTAATTTTTCAACGATCGTTCAACGGTCGTTCAACAGCCGTTCAACAGCCGTTCAACAAAGTAAAGGAAAGGAAATAAAGTAAAGTAAATAAAAGAAATAAAAGAGATTATATAGGGAGGCTAATGGGGTGGCTATTAGGGAGGGCAATGGGGAGGCTTATGCAAAGAAAAGGAAAGGAAAGTAAATAAAGTAAAGAAATAAAGTAAAGTATAGTATGTGTTTCACACATCAGAATTCAGTTTTTCATTGGTAAATGTCCAGTTTTTTTCGGTTTTGGTATATATGTGCATGATGAATCCCATTGAACTTTTAGCACAGGTTAAAAAACTTGTATTTCAGGAAGAAACAATGCCGGCACCAAGTTACACTTTGGAGGACGGAACTAAAATCATGGTTTCAGCTTTAGAGCTTGGCGGAATCGTTACACTCGAAGACGGCTCACCTGCACCTGCAGGATCTCACACTTTAGCAGACGGTACAGAGATCGTACTTTCCGAAGGTGGTGTAATCGCTGAAATCAAACCAAAAGAAGTTGAAGCTCCTGAAGTTAGTGTTGAGATTGAAAGCGGTAAGGACATGGAAAAGAAAGACGAAGAGGAGAAAGCTAAAATGGCTGCAAAGTTTTCTGAAATTGAAAACAGAATCGCAGCAAGTGAGCAAAGTTTTTCTGCTTTACAATCTGATTACAACACAATGAAAGCTGCATTTGCAAAACAAAGCGAAGCAATGCAGGGATTGATTCAGCTTGTTGACACATTGGTTAACGTACCTTCTCAAACACCAACTGAAATGCCTAACAACTTCAAAAAGGTTAGCATTGAAACTAAGGCTGATCGCATTCGCAATTATTCAAATTTCGTTTCACAATTTAAAAACAAATAAAGATGGCTTTTTTAGTAACTGGCCTTACGGCTTATGTAGAGCAAAACGAGCAACAGCTCGTAACTCAGTCGCTGTTTGAGGCGAGAACTCAACAGCTCATTGTTTCTGAAGGAAATGTAATGACCGGAGTAAAAGGCTCTGAAACTGTTAACAGAATGGATACTGACGTATTCTTTCAGGATGACAGCTCATGCGGGTTCTCAGCAAGCGGAACCAGTGAATTCACTCAGAGAACGCTTACGACGGGAAAAGTGAAGACACAGGAAATTCTTTGTCCGAAAGACCTCGAAGGAAAGTATTTGCAAAAGGCACTTCCTGCTGGATCGAATTACGATACAATGGCTTTCGCTCAAGAATATACAAACCTGAAAACTGGCAAGATTGCAGAAGCTATTGAGGTTGCTATCTGGCAAGCTACAGGTACAGGATATGGCGGTACTAACGGACTTTTAAACAAGTTCAAAGGTATTAAGCAACTGATCACAGATGCAACAACTACTCCTGTAAACGCTAACGTAACTGGCTTTTATGGTTCAGGTGCGCCAATTACAGGAATCGATACTGCTGACAAAGCAAAGGCTGCGGTACTTGCAGTTGTTAAGGCTCTTCCTGCAAAGATCAAAGGAAAGGCAGATGTTCGCATTTTCTGCGGATGGGATACTTTCGATCTGCTCATTGCTAAGTATGTGGATCTTAATCTTTTCCATTACAATTTGGGAAGCGATAAAAACGAGCCTACTGCTGAATTTACCGTTCCGGGCACATCTTACAAAGTTATTCCTGTTCATGGTTTGACTGGTACTAATGCAATATATGCTTTCAGAATGTCAAACATTTTCTTAGGTGTTGACTTGCAAGGTGAAGAGGATCGTTTTGAAATGTGGTATTCTCAAGATGATCGCAACGTGAAGTTTCACGCTTCATTTAAGATCGGTGTCCAATTCGCATTCATGGATGAGATCGTGAAGTTTGAAGCGTAATTAATTAATCACAGGGAGGGGTAAAACTCTCCCTTCTTAAAACAATATATCATGCCTTGTGCTTTGACCTCCGGATATTCACTCGACTGTAAAGACAGCGCAGGTGGTATTACCGAAGTTTATTTTATCGAAAAAGGGAATGTTTCATCTATTGCTGCAAATGCTTCTGGCGTAGTTACAGGAATCACAAAAGCAAGCGGTAAGCGTTTCTGGAAATATGAACTGCCAAAAGAAACAGGTAACTTCACACACAATCCACAGGTTTCAACTGAAAACGGAACATTGTTCTTTGAGCAAAACTTGACTATTGTAGTGAATAAACTTTCAGCGGCTGTAAATACAGAGCTTAAATTGTTAGCTCAAAATATTCTGATTGCTGTGGTAAAAGATAACAACAATAAATTTTGGATGCTCGGAAAGGAAAGAGGTTTGGACATGGGTGCATCTGAAAGCGGAAGCGGAACAGCCTTTGGAGATCGTTCTGGTTACACTTTGAACTTCATGGGTAAAGAGCCTGATCTTCTTTATGAAGTCAACAGTTCTGTTGCTTCAGCTCTTGAAACAGCTGGTTAAGAATTGATGTTAAGAAAAGCGAAGCGCCTGCCTGCATTTAGGCGGGCGTTTTTTGTTAATCGGTATTTATAAAAGGAATGATAAAGCTCACAAAAGGAAATACTGAAACTTTGATTTTGACGCTTAAAGAAAAGCAGACTATCTTAGATGCAAATTTTCTTTTTGTGTTTCAAAGCAGAACGACAAACGATAAAGTAAAGTTTGTAATTGTCAATAGCGCCGATCAGAGTTTGTATCAGGATCGCTATAATCAGTTTTCGTTAGTGGTGAATACCTATTTTTCAAATGTGGAGGAGGGTTGGTATACTTACAAAGTATATGAGCAGGCAAGTCCTTCAAATACGAATGAGGCAAATGCCGGGGCGGTTGTGGAGACTGGTTTAATGTTTTTATCAGACGGTCAGGATGTGACCACTACAAAATATAACAATCCAACAAGTTACAAAGTATATGATGCAGAATAGAGTATCTTTTATAAAGTTTGCCGATGTGAAAGTTCCTGTAATGAAGGAACTGCCAAACAAAGGATGGGTAATGTTTGGGGAAGATAATAAGTTTCCAAATATGCTTTTAACGATGTTTAACAAAAGCAGCAAGCATAATGGCATTGTATTGGGAAAGGTTAATTACATTGTTGGTAAAGGTTTCGATGTTGTTGCACCTGCGAATACTTATGAAAATTGTAATGAGATACTGAAAAAACTTTGTTTAGATATTGAGGTTTTTGGAGGGTGTTATGTTGAGGTGCAATATAATGAACTTGGAAAAATAGGC